CGAAGAGCGCTAACCGCTACCTTATTTGTTGTATCTGTAGAGATGTCAACGACTGGCACAACATCATCAGCTGCCAAGTCGGCGCCGTCAATGACAGGCAGATCTGTGATCTTGATGTTTGCCATGGGAATCCCTTCAATACTCCGATTTTACTGTGATGCTCAAGTCTTGATGCACCCCAGCAATGCCACGTTCCTGGGACGTGATTCCGTTCCACCGTCGTTGGAAATGGTGTGGCTGTGCGAGACGTCAAGATCAATCCGTCTGCCGTTATTAAAATCACCTTCTTCTGGTGAGCCAACGTTGCCGCCGTCGCTAAAGACACCCGTCGGGTTTGTTACGTGTGAACCAGGGGTAAAAGTACCCGTCAGGGATGCGGTGCTTGTAGTGCCGCCATGGTTGTGCTGCTTGTTTTGATCCGCTTGTGTGCTACCTAATGTGCGCCCTGCATCGATGCCGCGCCCATCATCCAAACCACGAACAAACTCACCACGCAGATCGGGTAGATTAAACGTGGTTGAGCCGTCACCAGCACCAAACTGCGTTCCAATCGCAGAAAACAGCGTTGCATACGTGGTACGACTGACCGCTGCTCCGTTCGCTTTCAAATAGCCCGTTGGAGCGGTGCTGCGTGCTGTCCAAATAACCGTTCCAGCCGGGGTTAGGTCACTTGCTGACGGAATTGCTGCAATCTCATCGTCAACATACTTTTTGGTAGCCGCCATGTTGTCGGTGGTCGGCGCACCAGTCAGCGTTAAATCACCAGTCAGCGTGCCACCGGAAAGTGCAAGGTACGTTGATGCCGCTGCTGTAATTTGCAAGTAACGCAAATCGGCTGCAGCCTGTGTGATGCCGTCTGGATCGACACGGACAAAGTTGGTGCCGTCATACATCTTCAACTCATCGGGCGTTTGGCTTGTGTCTTGCCAAAGCTGACCCAGTACCGGATTTGAAGGTGCCGTAGCACTAGGACTTGTGATTACGGACGATCCGGGTTGGAAGCTAACAACAGAAAATGTCGCACCGTTCCAGACTTTGAGGATAGGTGGGCTTGTACTTGTATCTACCCATAGCTGTCCGTTATAGGGAGTTGCGGGAGCGCTCGTTCCAACGGTCAGGCCAAGTTGCGTCAGCACCAGACCTAAGTTGTTTGCCGTAATTTTTCGGGTCTCGCTCGCGCTAATACTTGTAAACGGAACGATGTCCGCGCTGGCCAGCGTTGTGGCGGCTGGCAGTTGGGAAATGCGTGCGTCAGCCATTAGTATCCAATAACGGTGATGTCGACAAGACCGGAAACAGCTGTACCGGAAGCGTCCAGACACTCAATCGTAACCGAACTGGTCGATTTAGCTGTAACCACTGCCGTGATCGCTGACGATCCACCCGTTTGAAGCGCGGTGATCTGAACACTTTCTACGCTGCGGAAAGTTTTTGTAAGCGCCACAGCAGTTCCTGCGCTGGAAATAGTCACATCGTTTTGCTTTTCGATCACATCTGGGTAATCAAGCTGCGCCGTAAGCGCTGAAATGTTGCCAGCGGTCGTTCCGCCGTCCGGGCTCTTGAACAACGTCTCTACCCGATATACATCACCAAGAAGTTTTTCATAGGGGGCGTAGGGGTGGACGATTCCGCCCTCCGCTAGTTCTGTGGGCGTGTAATAGCGTTGCTCTGCAAAAATCTTGTCATCATTTTCCTGTATCAGATTAAAGTCATCCTCTTTCGTTATCTCAGTAACCTCGCCTGTTAGGGCAACCAACTTGTGCTGGTAAGTTGCGGTCGCAGTTGTGCTCAGCAACAGAGCACTTTCAAGATTGTTGTTGTCAAAGTTCCAAGTAAAAATACTGTCCTTAGTTGGATCGGTTTGAACTAGGTTTCCGCCCGATACTGAACAGTTGTCATAATCTCCGGGCCAGTTGCCTGCGCCTTGTGTTTTGGCGTTTATCGTCTGCACAGCATTGCTGATTGGCGGTGCCCCGATATTTACAAGTACGTAGGCAGGCTCATCGGAACGCCACTGCGTTGCATCGACGGCTTTCACCATTACGACCCAAGAATCTACGTCGAACAGGCTCGTCTCAAACCACTGCTGCTGAGCCGGTAAGCCGCCGGATTGAAGTTCGATTCCGGCTTCCCACGTTTCGGATGGGCTGCTATTGACAAGCGTCCCACGCTTAAAACGCACCTCATAGGCGACAATGTCAGCGACAAGGCTTTGATCCCATGCGCCGTATTCACTCAAAGGGAGCTGCCAACTAAAACGCTTACCGCTGCTGTTCTGGTTTTCTACAACACTGAAGTTAGACGGTGTTGGCGGGACGATTTCATCACGCTCCACGAAAGTCGTGATGTAGTCATCCGGATCTTCACCAAAAATTGCGCTAGTAAAGTTGACGCGAATGTCGTAAGTGTCTGGAGCGTGGAATGCAACCGTGTAATAACCTGTTAGCGGAATATCAGCTAAAAAATACCAACCCTCGGCGTTAGGTTCTTTTACGCCTGGGACTTCACCTGATGTAAGATTGCGCGGCTTTGCCCAGCACTTGTAACCCCGTACACGCTCAGGGATTGGGCACGTTCCAGCGTCAACGATCAATAATTGTGTGCCGTCTGGCTGGTTTGCGTGTCTTACGGTTGCTCCGTATGCGGCATCACTTAAATCTGGGATTGCTTCAAATGGATCCACGTCATACACGACCCATTCAGACTGGCTGCCTAAACGGTTTACCGATGCCACTCGTACTTGATAGGTGTTACCAAAAACATGTAGTGCAAGCGGAATTTGCACGTTAGTCGTACTAGTGCTTACCACCTCGGACCATTCAGTATCGCCGTTCTTTCGCCATTGGTATCTGTAGGCGCGAATTAACAAATCAATGGCGTTGTTGTTCTGCGGTGCCTTCCAGCTTGCGCGAATAGACGTTTGACCGTTTGAAAATTCAAGTGCAGCTATGACTTCAGTTGGTACGGTTGCCTTAGAGATAGTAAAACGATCTTTTGGTACAGCGACAGGCAGGCTGCTATCTACATACCCAAATTTGCTGTCGTTGTATTGAACGGCTTCGACTTGATAGACAAGGGGTTCGACTTCGGCAACAGAGATAATTTTGTAAAGCGCGGCCTGCATAGCGCTCCATTCCAGCACCCAGAGAGACCCGACTTGAGAATCAATGGCAGAACTAACTTCAATTTGAGTCTTAGTGTCATCCGCTGAGACGACCCTAGCGATGATGAAATCTAGAGATTGGGTTGTCAAAGGATCAACGCCCTGAGACACTAAGTTTTTTTCTGTGATTTGCGATCCAGACCCCGCAAAACTTACCAGGTTGGTTAACTGTAACTTGGGTCTTGTAGTAGTTGAGCCGTCTGGATTAGTTGTTGTCTCGCCATCGGGGATAACGAATGTCAGCGTGTAAGCAATATTCGGGTCAAGGTTAAGAACTGCATCGAGCGTTACGACGTTGCCATCAATAGCTGTAATACGACCACCAAGGCGTTGACCTTGCTTAAGTGGATCGGCAATTTGAATTACTTCACCGACACCAGCAGCAAGACCCTCGGCGCCGATGCGAAAACTGACGCGCTCGGTTTCATAACGGTTGCTGAATAGCGTGTGCTTGGCAGCCCTCAGCGCCTGGCCTCTTGAAGTAACCCCGATCAAGCGAAGATCGATGGGGTTGTATCCAAAACGCTCCAGCAACTGGTCATCCTGCAGGTATTCGGTGACGCTGGAGTAAACCTGATTTGGGTCGTCCCAGTTAGCCAAGACGACGCTTTTTCGTGCCGCGCGTGCTGTGCCGGTGTACGTAAAGCAGGGCGAAGAAACTTCGCCGTTTTCGGCAACATCCTGGATGACGTTGGCTTCACTGAACTGCTGAACAGGGATCTGTGAACGGTCCTGCGTTAAATACAGCTGGCCTTCGCTGTAATAGATCAGGCCACGGAAGCACGAAGCAAGTGCATTGAGCACTTCATACACACCGCCTGGGTTCTGCAAAAACACGTTGCAGGTGAAGCGTGGTTCGTATCCACCTGATCCGTTAGGGACTAATTCGTCGCAATACTGGCTGACGGTATAGAGATACCAAGGATCGATTGCGATTGAATTAACGTACCGCTTAACGCCAAAACGCTCGTTTAGAACAATGTCACGGAAGATCCAAGCGGGGTTATCGGTCCACGCCATCTGGAACGTGCCATCCCAGATACCTGTATATGTACGGGTTTCGGCGTTGTAATTAGTAGGTACTTGGACACGCTTGCCGCGTAGCTTGACTGATACGTCGGGGATTGCATTAAATTGACGCGCATCTACCTTGACCGCGACAAGGGCAGTGTTTGGGTAAGCAAACTTTTCGTCAATAATTTCGGTGTAGCTTTGCCAGTAAATATCGTTTTGGATGTACGGAGATGTGTTGTCTGCGGTTAGGCGGGAGACACGTACATTCCAGGGGCCAGTTCCAGGGAGATCAAACTCGTATGCACGCTGGAACTCGCTATCTGACTTGCCGCTGACTTCAACGTAACCGCTAACAACACTTGAATAGGGACCACCATTGGCGTTGACTTCAATGTTGTATCTGACTGAAGTGCCGCTAACGTCGCCGTTTTGGGGGTTTTGGGATTGCAGTGCAGGGTGCGAAATAATTACGCGGCACCGCTCAATATCCTTATCCGTAATCGCACGGACAATTGGCCCCACTGCTTGAGTGACCTCGGTGCTTACACCAACGGTGTTTTCAGTTGTACTAAAACCTTCGATTGGTGTCTGAGTTTCATCATCGCCTACACGATGATCAAGCGTGTACCCGTCAAAATTGCTCGTTCCATCGGGGTTTTGAATTGGGACGCCATCTAGATAAACGTCTTTTTCAATGCTGTTTGGGAAGCCTTCAATTTCGCCTTCTGATACGGCGTAAACGGTTTTGGCAAATGCAACCGAAAATAGGTTGTCATCTGCAATGACCGGCTGGCGTGTAGGCGCAACAACCGTGACGTTTTGCGTTACCTTTTTGCTTGAACCGCCGCCACCTTTGGCGCCTTTAACCTGCAGTTCTTCGTTCTTGTTGATGTCTTCCATCACAGGTAGTTCTGCAGTTCGAGGCCAAAGGAAAGGACGGGTAACGCCCCAACAATGCGCTCACCGTAAAGAACGGGAACGACATCTCCTTGTATCGTATTCGCGTTGGACTTGTCGAACGTAAACGAGTTCAACTGCTCCGACTCGTCACGGCCTGACGTTGAACTTCCACCAACATTCTTGACGTTGGGCATTTTGGGCGTTGGCGTCAGTAGTTCTGCAACACCGCTAAAGATCATTGACAGACCAATGGAACCGACAGCCACTGCTGCTGTGGAGCCAAGAGTGAAACCAAATATGGACCCGGCCAGCAATCCGCCAGGGGCAAAGACGATCGCAGCAGCCACCAGCGCTACCCCCGCAATGATTTTGCCGACACCACCACGACCAGCAGGTAATGGTGCAAGCACCATCCGCTTACTCATCGGCCACAGCAACTGCTCTTCTTCTAAGCCATCAGGGTGCTCGGTAACCACGCGCCAGTTGATGCCCTTTTCGCCTGACTCAAGCAGGTATTGGCGCAATGCTGGAATCTGGATGCACAGCGCACGCATCGCTTCTGCTGGTGTCTTTACTGCAAGCTGGAATTTGCGCCCAAAACGGCGGCCAGCTTCACCTAGCAATCGAATCGTGACCATCAGCCTCCACGCCGCACCACCATGTACGTATTATCGCGGAAATAACTGCTGTAGGACATTACCCCAGACAGCCTGTCAAACAGATGTTGATAGATCTGGTTCGCCGCAGGATCCTCCACAACAGCAACGTGATTGCAGGTGTATTGGTTACGAATGCGGAAAAGCAGCACATCACCGCGCTCCAGTGGTGCGGTCTTGGGGATTTGAATAAAGCCTTCGTTGGCAAAGTTGGCTTCAAAATGCGTAAAGCCGCGCTGCTTCCATTCGCCCTCGTATTGGCGTTCATA